TTTTAATGCTTGGTATCCTATAGCAGTTGTTGTTCCGTTTGCATCTTCTGTTTTAAGAGCTTCAAATCCTATCGCAACTACACCATCACCCGTAGTCAAAGCAGTGCCAGCCTCATCGCCCACGACCACGTTGTAGTTACCGCCAGATTCTATCGCGTCACCTGCGTTGACGCCAAGTCGTAGGTTGGATGTACCTGCTGTACTTGTAGATAAACTTGGAACAGAAAGATCAGTAAACGCATCAACCATAGCCGCGCCAGAGCCTGCTCCGTTTGAGTAAATAGCCTTAGTTTGTCCCGCTGGGATTGTAATGTTGGCCCCAGACCCTTGAGATATGATGATATTCTGGGAACCAGAAGTTCCGTTCTCAATAAACCACAGCTTGCTGACCGTGTTTGGCCCTATTGTAATTGTACAAGCAGAGTCCAAAGTTCCTGTGTATTTCAAGAACATTGAGCGTCCGGGGTCCGTTGCCCCATCCGCAATTGTAGTTGTGTGCGTGTCAGCGTTTGTTGTTATGGCTTCTGTGCCAAAAGAAAACGCCTCCGCAATAAGTTCTAAGTTTGTGTTTGTTGTATCGCCCCAAGTACCAGACTGTTCGCCTGTAGCAATTTCTTCTAGTCTTAGGTCATTTACATATGTACTAGCCATTTTTTAAATCCTTACGCTGCAATTTTTGTCCATCCGGGAGATTGAGACGGCGTTGTGGTACTATACCCCGGAACTTGAGACGGCGTTACGGTACTATACCCCGGATTTTGATCTGGGACAATACTTCCCCAAACAAGAACCTGACCAACACCACCTGTGGCTGCCACGCCTGTTACAGACACGTCGTTACTTACAGAGATGGTAACTGACCCTACGGAGCCCGTGCCCGTTACACCCGTAGCGTTAATATTTGCGTCTGCCGTTGCAATGACAGAACCTACAGAGCCCGTTGCTGCTACGCCAGTGACGGTTATATTGGAGTCCGCTGTGACGACAACAGAACCTACAGAACCTGTTCCCACTACACCCGTAGCGTTAATATTTGCATCTGCTGTTACAGTGACCGAGCCTACAGAGCCCGTGCCCGCTATTCCAGTGGCGTTAATATTTGCATCTGCCGTTACAGTGGCAGAACCCACAGAACCTGTTGCTGCTATTCCAGTGGCGTTAATATTTGCATCTGCCGTTACAGCGACAGAACCTACAGAACCTGTTCCCGCTAGTCCAGTAGCAGGGACATTAGCTGTTGCAACAACCGTTACAGAACCTGTTTGCCCCGTCGCGCCTGTGTTTGTAATAGAGTCTTGGCCCCAAGAGAGTTGACCCCACGTTCCTCGACCCCAACCAGAGAGAGGAACGATAATATTAGTCATTAGGCTATCCGAATAATCGCGTTACTTGCGTCTGCTGTAGGAAAAACAACGGTAAATGTTCCATTACTTGCTGTTTTATCTGCACCAAAATCTAAAACAACTACAGAAGGGTCTCCTGACGCACTGTCATTAAATACCAAAGCTCCGCGAGCCGTAAAACTGGCAGAAGACCAAGAGGAATCTGCAAAATCTGTAAGGGCCGTAGTTCCAGAAGTTGTAGGATCAACTCGCGTCAAAGTATTACCCTTGGCGGAGTATGCACTACCAGCAGTGTTACTAATCTCATTACTTGTAGTGTAAGCAGTGGTAGCTGCGGTAAAAGACGCACTATTCGTGTACAAAGCAAGCTGAAAAGTGCTTCCTCCGCTGTTTAAAAAATTGTGCTTGGCCTCAAGAAGCTCTTTCTTAAAGCTCGTACACATGAAGTTACCTGAAAAGGCCATGTCACAATCTCCTTATGAGTGATGCAAGCTCTGGGTGTCCTGCGTCGGTTAATGCATTATATACAGTAGTTCTGTCATTTTTAACAGCTTCCGTCAAATAAAACTCTATTAACTTAACTATTTGAGCTTTAAAAGCACGGGCCTGCTCTTGTATTGCAGGATGCGCGTTGTTTGAAACAGAAATTATTTTATCCGCGCAACGTTCAGCAATTTCTTCTGGGGTAAAACCACGCCCCTCGGAAGTATGTACTTTTACAGAAAAACTTTCTGAAAGACTCATATCTAAGGCTGGAAGACTCATTGTTTAGGTCTCCTTACTACTCCAGTGCGGTACTCGTCCGTCACCTCTTTTGATTCTCCAAGACCTTTTAAGCCCATAATTGACTCCATAAACCTCTTTTCGTACAAAGCCATCATGTCTGCATCACCCTTCATATAGGTATAACCTTCGACCAAACTGCCATACAACATAGCAATAGAGGCGTTTTCACTTAGCCATGTTGTGCCGCTACTTGCCAAACTGGTTAAACTTGCTGGTCTGTAATAATAATGAAGTTCAACATTATAACTTGAATTTGGTGTAGGTCCTATAATAAAATTATCTATGTCAAAAACACCATAGAAACGCGGGCTTCCCGTAGTTGCAGGGTTTGGGTTAAAAGATTGAATAAAATCATTTTCTTTAAAATCTAAAAACACATAATTACTGCTTGAATCTACGAAAGCTAAAGAAAAAGGTGCTAAAAAATCAGTTGGACAAGCTAAAAACTTATTTGAACTAGACATTACTCCCGAAACATTTTTTCTAAAAAGACTTAATTGAACACTTTTTAAAATGCGTTCTTCCGCCTGTTTTATAAATACAGGTAAGTTATTTACAAAAGAAGTTTCCGTATTGTCCGCGTAATCCTGTATTGCTTGTTTTAATTCTGAATATGTAAAGCTCATGTTATGGTCACCGTCACTTCTCCTAAACCAGTGGTTCCTCTGGGAACAGGTGTTAGGCTAGGAGCTTCTACTAAAGGAAGCCCAATATAAACGTCAAAAGGTTCAACTCTGTCAGGTCTTGCGTCTTGAAGAGATTCCGGGTCATTAACTTTTCTAAAAGGACCTAGTTGTGGTTGTTTAGGCTCAAACTCATCTGGACCAACAAGAAGACCGTTCCATTCTTTCCGCATATCCTTATACCGATACCGAAAACCAGATCGGTCAGAGATAGCGTAAGAATTTTTTCCAGATGCAAACTTTGCCATTAGTTTGTCCTATAATATTGATAGTTTGGAACAACATTGAAAGAGGACCTATCACGATCTTCTGTAGCAGCACGATCAAATTCTTCTTCGTACATTGCTTTGAGCATTTGAACGCGGTTTGGGGCTCTTTTTAAAGCAATATAGTAAGCTAAACCCGCAGCTAAACAGGGATAAAACCTAAAAGGAAGGTCCATAGTATTAGTGTATATGTCAGCGTCGTCCATTCGTGTCAAAGCATTGTAGTATATTACATCTGTAGAATTATCTGGAACGGGCCAAACGTTTAAAACGGGGGTAAGTTGCCTGTCTAAGAAAAACTGGTTAACCCTTCCCTGCGTTGTTTTATTAGGTATCGTTAAATAACCATCTCTACTTAACCGGGTTAGCGAGTAATCAGTTCCGTCCCGTTGAACAACAACAGACAAAATATCTATAACGTCCGCCCCTAAGTCATAGCTGCCGTCTGCCTGAACTGTTGTAAGAGTTCGTTGTTTTATAGTCCATTGGTTTAGGCCGCGATTAGCCCACTCTGCTAACAAAAGATTAAGAGAACGTTTTGCTGATTTTAAGTCATAACCAGTACGGACTTCTAAGCCGCAACGTTCAAAAGCTTCTTCAACGTATTCAGCTACATCTAGTTCAAAATCTTTGCTACTTGAAACAGCCATTTTATTCCTCGTTGTAAAGGTTATCAAAAACCTTGTTAACATCTAGTGTGTAGTCTAACTCAGATTTTGAATAATGTATATGCTGAGAAGGTTTGAAATCTGGAGCGCCTTCTCCTGTTTGAAACCATGCAGGATGTGTTACGCGCACACGGTTATTAGGTAACGCAACAATATTGCCTGTCCATTCTCCTGCATCTAACAGTTGAAGAACGTGATTTTGTTTGTGTTGTGCCGGATCATCAGCAATTTCACTCTCAGTGTAATCTACAGTAAATAAATACTTTGCCGGGTGCATTTTACCATCTATTTTAGCCATCCAAGGACATGGAGTGGTCCTATCCATAACATAAACAGAGTTATAATGAGAAGCACAATCCCAAGGTTGTGCATCATATGTTTCCATTGGTTCTGGCCATTCTTCTAAAGGAATGTCTGCAACAAGTGCAGTTATTGGCATACGAGCCCACATAGCTCCACCGTGTACGGTGTCCTCTTTCTCTCCTTCTGCCTCACTTCCAGTAAAAATTACTTGAAAACTTAAAGATCGGTTTGGTATTGTTGTTACACCAATAACCATAGCATGAAGAAATTCGCCGTGATACGCCTCATGGTTATGAGTATATTCACGACGAACCCATGCTTTGAAGTAAGGAATATTGCTATGCAAATAAGCCATGTTTTATTTTTTAACTATCTTATATCCAGCGGGAAGTGAGGCTCTTGCCGCAGCAAGAGTCTTTTTAGGGGCACCACCTGCTCGCCCACCTTTGGACATACGCATGACTTTTTTACCACCAGCGGCTCCGCCTTTAGACATTTTCTTAACCTTGCCACCGCTGCGGTAACCTTTGCTTTTCATCTTCTTTTTCACGATACTGATCCTTTCGTTTTTTTACGTTTACTACTTAAAACTACACCACAACCCCTAGCTACCACAGTTCCGGGTGGGGTCTTGCCCCGAAAAGGTCTTTTTGCCTTGGTTATAGAGGGTTCACCGCCTCTAGCCATATTTGTAACAGTTGCTGCCTTAGTGTTCTTTACTACTTGTTGACCTTTTGAGCCTGCACGTTTCTTTTTTGCAGCCGTAGCTTTGCGTTGAGCCTTAGTAAGAGAGCGAGCTTTACTTTCTGGCAAGCATCTATCAGGGTTCTTTTTGTCTTTAGACGTGCCACAAGGGCCTTTTATAGAGCCGTCGGCTCCAATTCTAACCCAGTTTTGATCCCGCCATTTCTTTAGCTCACCCATTTAGCTCTTCTTTCTTTTACTTTTCTTAGCATAATTAGGGTCTTTACAGTATTTAGAAGCCGCCATGTTTGCATATGCTGAAGGATATGTGTCAAAAGTGCGTTTAGCCCAAGCTTTTCCAGAAGGACATATTTTGCTGCCCTTGCTTTTTGGAGATGCTTTTTTGGATTTGCGAGAATAAGACATTATACTATCCTAATAACTTTCCAACAAAAGGTGCTATTAAAATTAAAACAGCGAGTCCCCAAAGTTTTAAATCAAAAGCTTTCAAAGAGTTTTTATGATCAGAAAGTTTTTCTTCAATCTGTTGATAACGTAAGTTACACTCAGCCTCGTGTTTTTCTAATTTAGCCAGAAGTTCTAGTATTTTCATATCTTCTTTACCATGCTTTACAGGACCAGTATCTGGCGCTAAATTTGTCTTTTGCCGTGTCACAGTTGTGACGAGCCCGGAAACTTTTTCGTCTGGCGGGCTGGTCTTTTTTGATGGACATTTTGGAGTCCCCGAACCGGACAAGTTTAACTTGACTACCTTTTTTTGCAAGGACCGCGCTTTTTTTCGCCTTGCCGGGCGTCCTTTTTGGCTTGTTGTATCCGCCAAAAGTTTCTCCTCTGTACACTAACCGCCCAGAGGGCGTCCTTTTTACGTCTTTCGTAGTGGCCATTGACTAGCTTTTTTCTTAAACTCAGTCATACTTTTTACGCATATACAAAATAATTGTATAAGTGTCTGCGCTTGTATGACCTACGGTTGTAAATTGAATATCTCCAGTTTTGCCACTTCCTGCGTTGTTGGTTAAACCACCAAAAATAGTGTAGTCATGGGAACCACTTTGGTTTTCGCCAAGCTCAATGCAAAATGCGTCTGTAGTTGCATCCCACAAGATTTGAACCTTCATGCCAATACATTGCCACCAGATACGCTCAATCACAACACCAGTACAAGCGTCACCGTCCACACTGGATTCCAAGGCAGAAACATCAACCTTTGTGACGGCAGACTCTCCAGTCCCGTCGGAAACGTTAGTGAACTTCATAACGACCTGTTTACCGCCGTCGATCAGCGTTTGTGAGGTTACAGCATCCGCCATATTAATCTCCTATAAATTATGGGTGGGGCGTTAACCCCACCAGATTAATTACGCAATTTGAACGTACTCAATGATGAATGTGAACGATCCTGCTGTTGTCGCATCAACTGTGTTAGTGATGTTGCAGTAAATAGTTCTTTCGGTGTCTGTATACTGAACAGAGGCTGGCGCTGTTGTGCCATCCTGTGTCTGAAGAACTAATGCAGTTACCGTTACGTTATGCTCAACAACAGTTGTACCGCCGTCTAAAATCTCATCAGTCTGAGCCGCAACAATCTGCGCACCAGAGGAAGACGTGCCAACTTCGTAACCAATATCACCTGTTCCAATAACAGGAGATGTGTCACAAAATATTTTAATGTCAGTGATGATTGTGTTTGCTGGCTGTGTAAACTCACCAATTGCAGGGCTATCACCCGCTGTTGTGTTTACCGTAACGCCAGTAGCAAAGCCAACATGCTTCACATATTTATTTGTTACAATGCCTGTTGAGGCTGTATTAGCTACCGTTGTAAAAGCACCAGTTGTTGCATTTTTAGAAACAACTTGGAAGCCGTTTTCTGAACGGACGGGACCGTTAAAAGTTGTATTAGCCATGATATACTCCTGTCTTGGCAAATGTCAGCCACATGATGCGACTGTCAGGGATAGTTGTATTATACATAATACAGAACAAAAAGAAAGGGGCAACCGAAGCCGCCCCTTGCTGTAAATATTAAGTGCAGTTTAAGCTGCGCCGGGAGTTCCAAAGACAGAACGCCAGTCTGATACGCCAAAGGAATAACGCTCACGTGCCTTGAACCGCATGTTACCTGTGTCAAAATCGCCTTCCATAGCGGTCTTGATTGGTGAACGGTTAAAGAACTTGAAGCCGTTAGGGGCGTCAGTCTTAACAAAGAACGCGTCTGTGTCAGTCAAGAAGTGGTTTACCACTGCCCCATCTGGCAACATGCCCATGTTCTTCATTGCGTTGTTGTCGTTATCCGCAGTTCCGGATCGCAAATTGGAGTTCATAACCCGCTCTGCAATAAATTGCAGTTCTTTTGGAATTACCAACTTCATACCACGTACCGCAATCTTTAGACCACGCTCGTCAGTTAGACCAGCAACGTCAATCAACATTTGCTCTAGCGAAGTCTCATTAAGATCAGCCGCTGTAGCAAGAAGATTTGTCTGATTGCCAGATAAACTTGGATGCGCGGCAGAACAAAGTGCTGCACCGTCACCGATTGCATTAACACCTGTGCTAAACGCGTTGTTCAAGATAGCTGCTGCTTTGATCTGCTTTGTCTGCGCCATAGAGCGAGCCAAGGCTTTGGTGTAACGAGACGCCAAACGATCATACAGATTATCTTCAATAGCTTCTTCTGTGATAGAAAACGCTAGTGCGATAGTTTCGTGAGTATAACGTGCTGTGTAAGTTTCTTGTGCATCATCAAAAGTGATGGCTCCGCCTTCACTCTTAATTGGTGCGCTTGCAAAACCTCCGAGCATAACCTCTTCTTCAAAAGCTCTGTCTGAACTTTCTTCATCAAAGATTTCACCATGCTCGTTTTCGTAACGATCATACTCAAGCCCAAACAATGCGTTAAGGCCCGGTTCTAGCTCTTTAGCTAGTTGTGCGCGAGAAATAGCCATAGTTTAAAGCTCCTTATACGCCAGTTGTAGAAACAGTGCCAGCCGCAATAGAACCCGTAGGAGCATTGAAGTGGTTGTTTATACGAACGATTAATGGGATACCAGCGGCAGTGAAGTCGGAATTAGCGGGATCGTCTTGTACGCCCATAATTCTTAACGCCAAAGTGTTGGTAGTTGCGATAGTGTTTAAATCTGCTGTTGCAGAAGATAAACCAGTGGAAGTAGAACCACTGTTGCCTGTTGCAAACGCAATGTTCGCAAACACAGCCGCACGAACTTCCGCTTCAGTATTCGCAGCAGCGACTACATTAGAAGTAGCTATCTGGAATAGTTGATTTGGGTCGTCGTACACAAAGGCTTTAACAGGGTGATCACTATCTGCGCCGGAGCCCGGCCAGTAGTTTGAAAACACTGTCTCACCTGTTGTTGATGAAACGTATTCGCATCCGCCAAATACACCCACGATAGAAACGTTACCACCAGCCGCAGCTTGTAGATCGTCAATAACGCCCGCAGCCAACGGAATAACCGCCATGCCGTGGAAAATAGGGTTTGAGTTGTCAGAAGCAATACGATACTCGGTCATTCCGCCAGACGAAACACTACTGCCTTGTCTGGAGATTGGTCGAAGGCCATAAGATGTATCTGTATTAGCCATTTATCTTTCTCCTTAGTGGGAAGGTAGTCCTAACTATTTTTTTGGACCACCAAAAGTTACACGGGATTGACGGTCAGGGTTACTGATCGTCATGGTTGAGTGCGCGTTCTCCCGCATCATATCCTGATCTACGGCCTGCATCTGATCGGTATTACGTTTATTAAAGTATTCCGTTCTTTCAGCAATTGTTTCAACAGGGATGCGAGCGAGCATTAATCCACCCACTCCAAACACACCTTCATATTTACCTGATTCAACTACCGGGGACTCAAAGTCAGGGTATTCGTCTTGACGAACAAGTTCCCAACCTTCGCGCATTTTTGCGCTGATGTTTTTACGATCATCAAATCCACGCGTTTCGGCGCGTATCCAACGATGCTTAAAACCATCCGGTGCAGGTGGTGCGTCCAACATGGACGGGGGAGCCCAAGGCTTACGAGAAGCTTGTTTTTCCCTAGTTTCATTAGCGCGAGAAGTCCGGTCGATTCCAGAACTACCAGTTTGGTTGTTTGATTTTGTCATCTTATTACTCCTTCACGTATTTCGCATATTCTTCAAGCGGCACACCCAATTTCTTCGCGATTGCGACTTGGCTAGGGGTGAGTCTAACCTTTTTCCCACTATTGCGCCCAGATGGAGTTCTTGAAGCACCAACAACCGTCTGAGCGGGCCTTTTGTTGGAACTGTTTGCGCCGATATTAAACTTTTCAGAAATCCGACGGTCTAGTTCATTATAGTAGTCTTCGCCCTGCGGGTCAAACCCTTCGTCTTCGACGAGCTTTTTATGTATTCCAAAAGCCGCATAAGTCATGGCCTCGTCTTGACCAAACCAACTGTTTCGAGCCGCCCAGTTCTCTGCCTTTGGGTCAGGACGACGAGGTTGTTGAGCAGGCATTGGTTGTTGAGACTGGTGTTGAGCAGCCGCAGCTTGTTGTTGCTGATAACGCTCCTGTTGCGCTTTTGCTTGGTTTGCACGGTCTTGTTGAATAGCCAAGGCCGTAAGGTTGCGTTGAGCCTCAACCGTTGCAGTGCTATCACCCATCTCAATTGCGCGGGTTAAAGACGCTTCAGCTTGAGAAACCTGCGTGTTAACACGATTGGTGTACTCATTAACATAGTTAGTGTCCAAACTCTGCATACGAGTTTTAAGCGTTTCAGATTCATTCTGAACTTGTTTGGCGTAATTAAGGGCTTCTTGTTCACGCCTTTCCGCTTCACGCATTTTCTTTGTAAGACGATCAATTCTTTTTTGCGTACTTGTTTCCGCTTTAGCAAATTGATCCTCTTCAGGTGCTTCGGTTTCGGATGCCTCACTTACAGGAACATCTACTTCTGTTTCCTCGGCACTGTCTAATTCTAATTCGATTTGATTCTCTTCTTCAGCCATTTTTACCTCCTAGAAATGAAGAACGTCTTCAGGTGATGATATTTTTGCAAGGACTTCATCATCATTAAGAATCCTCACTTCACCACCTTCAATTCTAAAACGGGAACCAGCATACCGAGCAAACATCACCCAGCTACCCTTCTCGCACCAAGGACCGTCCGGAAATTTATCGGTGTCCTTATAAGCCAGTTCTCCTACTTTGAGAACGTAACCCACTTGCGTTGAAACTGCATTGTCTTCGATAATTTTATCAGGAAGATAAATACCGCTTTCCGTTTTTCCTTTGCCACGATAGGGCAAAATAAGAAGCCGCCACCCAGTGGGAGAAGGCATTCTATCTAGGAGGGATTGCCCGATTGCATCGGGGTCTAACACTCTATCAGACTTTTCTTTGTAAGCCTGTGATATGTCTTCAACAGCATCTTTTACTGCTGATAAGTCTATTTTCTGCGTCTCAGTCATTTGAACGCTCCTGTTTGTCTAGCAGGCCCTTGAGTTCCTGTTCCACGTGATTTAGACATTCTAAGTTGCCCATAAGCTCACGATATTGCTCCATTGACTTAACATTTCCGTAGATCATTAAATCTGTTACACCCTGACGCCTTTCTCTCAAGATTCGAAAGACTGCTTCGGCGGTGTGTATTTCGTCCATTCATACCTCGCATATCATCTAACAATTTATGATAATGTCCTAGCACAGTTTATATAGGATATGCTAGGACAAAGTATAAAGATATGCGAGTTAACTTAAAACCCTTAAACCATTAGCTCAAAATGAGGCCCATCAATAAAAGGACGCCTGCCTTCGCTACGACGCAAATCTATGTACGCGTTCATAGCTTCTTCCATTGTACCTTCCCATTCACGAATGTCTGGGATATGCCATGCAGCGCCCCAACGAACACCAACTCCAGCAGCTTCAGCACCTTCTTTCATAGCGTCAGCAAGGTCATCGTACAAGTTCAATTCCCACGACCCTCTTGATCCAATATAGGCCATGAGGTCCACGGCGTGACCGCCAAGATGTTTTGATTTCATAGTTTTACTTGCGCCTTTGGCAACGAGTTCTCGCTGTTCTTCCATAGTTCGTAACCCGCAGATCACGCCAAAATCAATCTTTGTGACGGCGATAGCATAGTCAACGACTGCGATTAACCCGACATCTACTCCCTCTAATCTGTCTCGACTTCGTTTAGATAGTTTAAATGTCATTTTGTTTTCCCCTTGTAGTACAAAACTCCAAACAGCTTGTATTTAATTTTGTAGTATAAGTTTATTATCACGGTCATATTTTTACCTCCAAACACGCCACAGCAATCCCATTATGAGTTACCATAACCTCCGCACGTTTTCTATTTGTTTCGCATTCAGTCTTAGTTTCATAAACAGCCAATTGAAAATGATCTACATGTTGACCTGATATTAGCTGCATCCAAACCAAAACCCACATCATTCTTCTACAGGTTCTTTGTTGCCACAAAGACGTTGATACACCATGTCGTTGGTATAATCCTTGGCCCACTTGTTTTCAGTAAACGTACAAAACTGCCAAAGATCACCAACATCATAGGATAAATTTTCTACTAATTTTTGTTGGGACACGAGAGTAGTTTCTAAATGTTCAATTTTGTGAACCATACCGCTAATATACCAAACCAAAGCAACAAGCTGTACCGCCATTGCAAAGACCAAAGCGATAGGGATTTTTGCGTCACCCATTAGATTTACCGCCCACATATCCGCCGACAACACCAATGACGCCAGTAAGTGACATTTGCAACAAACCAATTACGCTCTCGTCTATTTCACCCCCATGTTCATTCGCCATCTGAAACTCATCTACAACAATAAGACCAAGGATGCCCATCAAACCCACGACCATAATTAATACTGTTATATCTTTTATATATTTCATTTATACACCGTTGCTTTTAAATACTCTAACTCAAGTCTTAATTTAACTAATTCTTTTTCTAAACCCCGAACCTGTTTAATGTTTTCTTGTACAGAGGCCGGGGGCTTCCATTCGTCAATCCAATTATCGTTCTCTTCAACCTCAATAAGCATCATTTCTTGTTTATGTTCCAGAAATGAAAGCCGTTCTATAATACCAAAATACGCCCAAACGCTCACCGCAGTTGCACCAACTAGAGCAAGAAGGTTCTTTAAAGGTATTGTAAATTCAGACGCTTCAGAGAGTTTGGTCATTTCTTACCTAAAAATTGTTTGACACCTTTTACACCAAAACTGGCTGAAATTGCAGTTAAAAGCGCCCAGAAATACCAGTCGGGTGCAAGAGAAAGTTGCTCAAACCCGTGAGCAACAACGCCCTCCATACCCGGAATAAAACATAAAATAAGTGGGATTGCTAGAATTATGGAAAAAAACTCGTCCTTCCACGATCCACCAGAGTTCTCAGCCATGATCCGTTCCCAGTCAGCCGTCGAAGTCTCTTTAGAGAGTAAAATTTTTGCCTTACTCTCAGCCTCTACAAGTTTAAGTTGTGCAGCCGCAGCTTGCTTATCAGCCTTTCCTTGAAGCCATGACCCTGCCAGATTAGCGACGGGGCCAATAAAAGAGGATATTATACTCATTTTTCTAAGTTCCTATCATCAAAAGTAATGGATGCTTTCTTCTTGTCTGCGTTTGCAGAATAAGCATTGAATCCCATAAATGCGGCAACAACACCGGACGCAGCTATCACATAAACAGATGCAATGTCAGTTATAAGTGAAGCCGCTTTGTCAAAGCCAAGCACCGAAGAAAGCAAGATAATGAGCGGATACAAAAGCATTCCAGCTAAAGCAAACCCGGTAAACCTGCGTTCCGCATTGCGCTTGAGGTCCCGGTCAACCATCTCAAGCCTACGATCTTCTAAGGCAAGACGGTTCCATTCTTTTCTATCTATATAGCCGTTAGAGTCTAAATCAGCTTTATCAAACTCAGTCATTTATCTTCCTCGCGTATGCTATAGCAAGTTTTCGTTCTACTGTTATTATAACTACTTTTCCACGTTTGTCATATACAACGTATTTTCCTAATTTATTTTGGTATAATCTCACCCATTAGC